GAGCGCGGAGAGCGCGTCGCCCGCTTGGTCGGCGAGCTCGGAAGTACGTTCGAAGCCTGCCGCGGCGTTACGGAGCGCGCAAAAAGTATCGTGTTTCGTCCAGTAGTCCAGGCAGTACTGCGCGTACGAAAGCGAGCGGTCGTAGACGTGGTCGAGTCCTTCGACGAGAGTATCGTACGCTTCGTGTACGGCGGCGGCGATAATCGACGCGATACGAGGGCGAGAGTCGATCTTAACGGTATCGTTCTTTACTTGGTAAGTCATTGTGTAAGCTCCTAAAAAACGGTATGAACTTGGCGATTTATTTACGACTCGCTTAACGAGTATGCTTATATCTTAACGTTCTTATCGTATTTTGCAATATGAAAAAATAAAAATATATTAAAAAATACGGCAAGAAAAGCGAGCGGGTCGTATATACGCGAGCGGGAGCGCGAAAAAATTTTTTAAAAAGTATCAGAAAAAGGACTCGACGACGTGATAACGCGACTGCTTTTCGGTGTTGCTCTCGCTTTCGTACTCGGCGTATCTGCTTTCTTTGTAGAGAGATAGAGCGCGAAGTATGCGGGAATATATCGTTATGATCGGCGTAGTACTGTTTTTTACTTGGCTCGTAGATACTTTCGCGGACTGACGTTACGACGGGGGCGTAGGTACTACTTCGAGCTCGGTTTAAAGACTGCGTACGATTCCATCGGGATTTTGTGTTTTGTTTGTTTGGGCGTTCCTTTTCGGGGGTTCGGGTGAAAGTCGAAGAAGTTTCGGTCGACGCGATTAAGCCGTACGCGCGTAACCCACGCGTTAACGCTGGGGCGGTCGACTCGGTCGCGGAAAGTATCCGGCGTTTCGGTTTTAAACAACCGCTCGTTATTGAGAAAGACGGTACTATCGTCGTCGGGCATACTCGATACGCCGCGGCGCGGAAGCTTGGTCTAACTACCGTACCGTGCGTCCGTGCGAGCGAGCTTTCGAAGAAGGATATACGCGCTTACCGCATACTCGACAACAAGCTAAACGAGCTCGCGTACTGGGACTTCGACGCGCTTAAAGCGGAGCTCTCGGAGCTCGATTACGACTTCGACGGATTCGAAGTCGATTTACCGGTCTACTCGTTCGACGGAGACGGAGAAGACGACCGGTCGAATATCGCGCAGATTAAACAGGATATCGAAGAGTCCGGGAACGTCGCTCCGATCGAGTACGCGGTCTACGTCGAAGTCGCGTCGGAAGCGGAGCAAAAAAAGCTTTACGACTCGCTTACGGAAAAAGGATATACGGCGAAGTGTCTACGACTGTGAACGATAAAGAGACTATCGAGTATCGTACGAGCTTTCCGACCGGATACCGCGTCGCGAGCGTCGCGTCTATGTTCGATCTCGAAGCGGGCGAAGACCGAGTAAATACGATCTCGTATACGGCTCCCCCGAGCGCGTCGGAAGATTGGACTATCGGTCTTATCGTCGGTCCGAGCGGAAGCGGTAAAAGCTCGGTAGCGCGAAAGCACTTCGACGCGGATATATTCCGCGGGCACGCTTGGTCGAGCGGTCCGATTATTAACGACTTCGCGTCGGAGCTTTCGGTCGAGACGATAATTAAAGCTTTTTCGTCGGTCGGGCTTAACGCGCCGCCGTTATGGTTACAGTCGTACGAGACGCTTTCGAACGGCGAGAAGTTCCGCGCGGATTTAGCGCGAGCGATAGTCGAGAGGAAAAGCGGTCTACTCGTTTACGACGAGTATACGTCGGTCGTCGACCGCACGGTAGCGAAAGTCGCGTCGGCAGCCGTTAATAAGTTTTATCGGTCTTCCGACGTCGGAAAGTTTATCGCGCTTTCGTGCCACTATGATGTCGTCGACTGGCTCGCGCCGGACTGGGTGTTAGATATGCGTACTGGCGAAGTCGCCCGGAGGCGGCTTCGGCGACCAAGATTTACGCTCGATATCTTTTACTGCGAGCGGTCTTTGTGGCGGATATTTAAAAAGTATCACTATCTAACCGGTAGTCTCGCGTCGGCTAACCGACCGTACGTCGGTATCGTCGACGGTACGCCCGCGGCTTTTATAGCGACGCTGCAGTCCGCAGGGCATAAAGGAGCGCGAAGCGTGCACCGACTCGTAGTACTGCCGGAGTTTCAGGGCGTCGGTATCGGAAGCAAGCTCGCGGGAGCTATCGCGGAGTACGAGACTACGCGACTAGGTTTACGTGGCTTCTCGATATCGACTAGTAACGCGTACTTCGCTCGCGCGCTCGTTAAGTCGGGAAAGTTTCGTATACGCGAGAAAATACGGACCGGTCTTTCTGCGGGTAAAACGTCGGTACAAAGGAACGTAGCGGGCTTCGGGAAGCCGGGACGCGCGCGAACTGCGCTTGTCTACGTGCCGCCCGAACGATAGAAAGAGCGCTCGCGGAGATAAAATAGCGGATTAGGTAAAATGGCGAAACAACCGAAAAAACAAGCGGTTACCCGACGCGAGCTCGGAGAGCTTGGGCTTTCGGGGGTTGACAGTACGAAAAGTAAAGCGCCGGCGTATCGAAGGAATAAACGAAAAAAAGAGATAATCGAGATACTATCTAAGAATCTCGGAAACGTTACCGCCGCGTGTGAGAAGGTCGGTATCAGTCGAGCGACGTTCTACGACTGGCGGCGTACGGACGCGGACTTCGACGAAGCGATAACGGAGATAAACGAGCGGACGCTCGACTTCGTCGAAGGACAGTTATTAAAAGGTATCTCCGCGGGTAACGCGAAGCTGATTATCTTTTACTTAGTAAATCGCGGAAAGTCGCGCGGATACTCTCGGAAGCCGGAAGAAGCGGAAGTCCGCGACGTAGACGCGGCGACGACTGCCGCGGAGCTGGCGCGAGCGCACTTAGAAGCGCTCGGTATCGCGCCGAAGGGACTACCGCTTGAAGAGTTAGCGCGACTTGTCGCGGCGAAAGTCGCGGAGGGCGACTAGTGAGTAGTCAAAGCTACGAAGAAGTAAAAGCGCGCGCGAGAGAAGTAAGCGCGCTCCGCTCGTTAGTCGGGCGCGAGATATCGCCGCTTCCGGCAGTGGTCGACGCGAAGCGTCGTCGCGAGTGTACGCGGGATCTTCGAAAGTTCCTTTTAACCTATTTCCCGAAGAAGTTTAAAAAGCCTTTCGGAAAGAATCATCTACGCTTAATCGCGGAGATCGAGCGCGTAGTTATCCAGGGCGGAAAGCAAGCGGTCGCAATGCCTCGCGGAAGCGGTAAGACGACGATCTGCGCCGCGTCGGTCGTCTGGGCTCTCGTTTACGGCTGGCGTCGCTTCGTTGTCGTTGTCGCGGCTAATACGAAAGAAGCGCGGAAGTTACTTAAAGCGATATCGTCGCACTTTACGCAAAGTCCGACGCTCGGAGCGGACTTTCCGGAAGTCTGCTATCCGCTCGCGAAGCTTCGCGGAAGCGCGCTTCTCGCTCGCGGGCAGTTATTCTACGGAGAGCCTACCGACGTACTTATAACCGCTGATTCTCTCCGACTTCCGACTATTCGAGGCTCGAAAGCGTCGGGCGCGACGATAGCCGCGTACGGAGTCCGCGCGGCGATACGCGGTCTAACGACCGAGAATCCCGACGGTAGTACGGACCGCCCCGACTTACTCTTTCTCGACGACTTACAGACCGACGGAGTAGCGGTTAACCCCGCTCGCGTCGCGGCGTTAGAGACTACGGTATCGGGCACGCTCGAAGGACTCGTAGAGAATGGCGGGGAGCTCGCGCAGTTGCAGACGTGCACGGTACGCGCGCCCGACGACTACTCCGACCGCACGCTTAACCGCGAGCTCTACCCAAGGTGGAACGGTCTACGGTTTTCGTCGCTCGAACGTATGCCCGAGCGCTTAGACTTGTGGAGAGAGTACCGGTCGATATGGTTTGACGACGAAAAGCGCGCGTCCGAGTTCTACCGAGCCCATCTCGACGATATGAGGCGCGGAGCGGTCGTAAGCTGGCCGGAGGCGTATACCGGCGAAAAGTACGTCGATACGCTCGAATACTATATGGTTAAGTGGTGCGATAACGAGCGCGCTTTCTTCGCGGAGCAACAAAATACGCCGCTCGAATCCGCTACCGGTTCGGTTAAACTTTCGGCGAAAGAAATACTTACGAAGCTTAACGGATACGAGCGCGGAGTTCTTCCGCGAGATACCGTTAAGCTTACGGCGGCGGTCGACGTGCACGCGGATATACTTTACTTCGCGGTCGTCGCGTGGTCGAGCGCGTATACCGGGCGTATCGTCGATTACGGTACCTTCCCGGAGCAAGCGCGACGATACTTCGTCAAGAACGACGGCGGGCTCGATACGCTCGCGCGCGCTTTTCCGAGTCTCACGTCCGACGGGCGCGTCGCCCGCGGTCTCGGTGTCCTCTTCGAAGAGCTCGCGGACCGCGAGTATATCGTTGAGGGCGAAGAAGACCGACCGGAAGGCGCACGGCGTATCGACCGTATACTAGTCGATACCGGATGGAAGCCGGAAGTAGTCGAGAATACGATACGAATAACGGACCCAAGACTCATACTCCCGACGAAGGGCGTATCTATCCGCGCGGCGCGGTCTCCTATGCGTGCCTGGGCGAAGCGTCCCGGTCGTCTTTTCGGCTGGCACGTTATCGACGAAAAGACCGAGCGAAGCGCGCTCCGTACGCTTTTAGTAGACGTTAACTACTGGAAGACGAAAGTACACGAAGCGTTAGCGTTAACGCCGGGGGAAGCGGGCTCGCTTTCGCTTTACGGCTCCGATCGAGACGCTCATAGAATGCTAGCGGAGCACCTCGCCGCCGAAGTCGCGCGACTAGTGGAGTACGCTTCTAACCGCGTCGTCGAGTGGAGCGCGAATATTAACCGCCCGGATAACCACTTATTCGACTGTGTAACGTATAACTTCGCGTGCGCGTCGACGTTAGGACTTTATACGAGCGACGACCCAAGGAGGCTTAAAGAGTGAACGATAGAGATAAAGAGAAGTTAGCGTCTATCCGAAAGCGTATTAAAGTAATACGCGACGCGCTCGAAGACCCTTCGCTTATTACGGAGCTTACTATCGACGGAGTCGCGGAAAAGGTCAACCGGTCGGAGCTTCGCGCGGAGCTTCGCGAGCTCGAAGCGGAAGAAGACGCGATAACCGGCAGCGGGCGCGCGAGAATCTACGGAGTATCTTTTAATGAGTAAGACTAAAAAAAAGAACATTATACGACGTACTTTCGACGCGCTCGGAGCGGGCGTTAAGTCCGCTCGGTCGACTTTCTTTTCGTACGAGGCGGTCGAGCCTAGCGCGACGCGTCGACCGGTCTATCTCTCGAATAAAAGCGAAGACGACGAGCTCCCAGCGAGTAAGAGACGCGCTCTTATATCGGAGTCGCGCGACGAGCTCCGTAACTTTACTATCGCGGGCTTCGCGCTTCGTAAGCACTTACAGTTCGTAAGTTATTACCGATTTTACGCCGATACGCCTAACCGGGAATTTAACCGAGCGTTAGAGCGTCGCGTCGAATTGTGGAAAGACCGTCGTAACTGCGACGCGGCGAAGCGTTCGAACTTCGACGAACTTATTACGCTTATCGAATCCCATCGAGCGGTAGACGGCGACGTCGGTATACTGCGACTGTCTAACGGTCGTATACAGATCGTCGAAGCGGACCGTATTAAAAACCCGCCGGAAGTTGGCGATATTGTCAATAATACGGACTGGGTGCAGGGCGTAAAGCTTTCGCGGATTGGAGAAGCGAAAGAGTACTCGATATATAAACGCGGTCCGCTCGGTACCTTCGAGCACGAAAGGAACGTCCGCGCGGAGTACTTCGACTTACTCGCGTATCGCTCGCGACGCGACCAAGTGCGCGGAGTATCGCTTTTCGCGCCCGCGGTAAAAATGCTGGGTTACCTGTACGACAGCCTCGACTTCGCGCTTTCTAAGCTGAAGCTCGAGCAAATGATCGGGCTTGTAACGACAATCGAGGGCGGCGGGAATATCGCGAATACGGACGCGACGTCGGAGCCGGAAATAAAGTCGCTAGTGCGCGAGAAGTTCGGCCGCGAGCTACTGCACCTGTCGTTAAAGACGGGAGAAGACGCGCGCTTTCTCGATTCGAATAACCCGAGCGCGAATTTCCAAGCGTTCGTCGAGCTCGTTACGCGTCTAATTTTTAGCGCGTTCGACTTACCGTATAGCTTCTTCGACGGAAGCAAAACTAATTTTTACGGTAGTAAAGGCGAGTTTGAACAGTATTTAGATACAGTTGAGAAGAAACAAGCGCCTACTCGCGCTATGCTCGACGCGTGGATACTCGATTGGCTTTTGCCTAATTGGCTTTCCGACCCTAACGACCCGCTATACTACTACTGGCCGGAGGGTTGGAGACTGCGCGATTTACGCGGCGACGTCGGGTGGCGCGGGAGCGGTCTTCCGCTCTGGCGGCTATTTGAGTACGTCAAAGAGACGCAAGCGGCGATTAATGCCGGCTTGGTCGATCCTTTCGCGCTCGCTAACAGTTTCGGCGAAAGCTTCGAAAAGAACGTCGAGAGAATCGGAGAAGCGCGCGAGATCGGAGAGAAGTTCGGAGTATGGATTCCCTACGGTCGGGAGCAAGCGTTAAACACTGGGCTATAAGGAGTAGGAGACGTGGAAAAGTACGCTTTTAACGCGGTCGTATTTACCGCAGACGTTAAGCGGCACTCGGTCCCGGGCGGTATCGCTGATCTCGTTATCGACTTCGCTTCGCTCCGAGTCCCTAAAAATCCGGTAGTCGTCGACTACAATCACGATTCCGACGAGCCGATCGGAAGCGCGTTTATTAAGGTCGACGACGACGGTATCCGCGCGGTCGGGGAGCTTGTCTCGACGGTCGAAGGAGATAGAGCGTATAGCGTCGCGGAAAGCGCGAAGTCGATACCGTACGGTATCTCTCCGACGGTCGATCTTAACGTCGCGGAGCGCGTCGCGGTCGGAGTCGGAGAAGAGTACTTCGCTAACGGCCGAAAGTATGTCGGACCGCTTACGGTCTTTCGAAACGCGGTCCTTAACGGTATCTCGGTCGTACTGTATCCGACCGACGCGGCGACTAGTTTAACCACTTTTGAGAAAGAAGGGCTAACCTTTATGGCGACAAGGGATAAGACGACCGCCGAAGCGGTCGAGAAGGTCGAAGAAGTCGAGAAGGTCGACGATACGACCGCAACGGGCGAAGCTGCCGTTACCGTTAAAAGTGCGGAGTTGCAAGAGTTTGTCGACGCTTTCGGGGCGGAGCTCGGCGTAAAGTATTTCCAAGCCGGAAAGACTATCGACGAAGCGCGCGCGGACGCGTATTTCGAGATCGCGAAAGAGAATACGACTCTCAAAGAGCGTATCGCGGAGCTCGAAGCGAAGCTCGCAGAAAAAGCGGAGCCGGTCGACGTGCAGAAAGAAGAAGCGAAAGTCGAAGAAGTCGAGAAGGTCGAAGAGAAGACCGAGGAAAAGACCGACGATACGCGCTTCTCCGCGCTCTTGGAGACGTTCGAGACGAAGCTTACGAAGCTCTCGGAAGATCTCGAGCGTATCTCGACTTTCCGCGCTCGCGGAGACGCGCTCGGACTTTCCGGAAGCGTTCCGGAAGCGGTCGAAGAAAAGAAAAGGAATTATCGCGACGCTTTCCGCGACGCGCTTAACTAGTAAAGGAGCTTAGACTATGCTTAACGGTTTTACTTCGTACGACGCGGCGCTCATTAAGACCGCGAAAGCGTCTACTACTGCGGCCGACGTGGTCGCTTCCGACGCGCTCGATCTTGGCGCTATCGACTCGATCGGGGTGCGCTCCGAGCCTTTCGAGCTCGAAGTCGCTATCCCTGCTTTTACGGCTACCGATCTTCCGAGCTCCGCTACGCTCGCTATCGCGCTTCAGTCTTGCGCGGACGCGAGTTTCGCGGCGGGCGTTACGACTGCTTTTACGCAGACTATCGGAGACGGCGTCGCGTACGCGGGCGGTAAGGTCCGCTATCGCGTTACGCTTAAAGACGCGCAGTACTGGCGCGTCGCGGTTACGACCGCGGGCTCTCCGGCAGCTACTGCCGCGAAAGAGATTACGCTTTCTTACGTCTGCTAACCTTATAAGGAGTATACGATATGCCTACCACTACTACCACTTGGCACGACGTGCTCAAGTTTCAAGGCTTCGACGGCGGCAAAGAGATCGCGTCGGAAGTCCGGTTAAGCTGTCCCGAATTTACCGGGCGCGACTCGTTCGGTAACGGCTTCGATATCGCGCGCGGTCAAGCGACGACCGATCAAGATTACGTCGAAGGTCTTATCCGCCTCGACAATACGCCCGCGGACCCGTTCCGCAACGTTAACGAAGGTCTTTCCGCTTCGAAAGGTATTTACGAGCGTACTTTGTTCAAGCTCTGCAACGCGGGCGGGTACGTGCAGTACGACCGAGCGCTTATCGACCGCGACAAGACGCGCGGAGCTCTGCTTATGCAGGCCGAAGCGGTCCGCGTGCTCGAAGACGCTATCCGCGCGCTCGGTACGCAATTCTTCTACGGCGGCAGCGCGGACGGTAACGCGAGCGCGAAAGGCTTTCAGGGTCTCGAAGCTTTCGTCGGAGCCGGTCAGACGATTAGCGCGGGCGGTACTGCCGGCGCCGGCGCTACGACCGAGCTTACTTCCGCGTACTTCGTTAAGTTCTCCGAGCTTAACGGCGTATGCTGGCTCTTCGGGCGCGGGGGCGCGTTCTCGCTGTCCGATATCGAGCGCGCGGAAGTTGTCGACCCCGCTGATAGTTCGAAGTTGATTCCGTACTATCGGCAGCTGTTGGAGTTCTACCCGGGCTTGGCGTTTAATAGCAAGTACGCGGCGGTCCGTATCGCGAATATCTCGACCGCTACCGCTTCGACGCCCGCTTCGATCTCGACGACTGCGCTTACGGATAAGCACTTACTCGTAGCGCTCGACGCTTTCAAGGGCGATAGACCCGACGCGATCTTTATGTCGCGTCAAGCGGGCGTGCTTCTCGGCGCGTCTCGGCAGCCGTCGATTACGATTAGCGGAAAGTCTATCGTCGCGGGCGGTTTCGACGTTCCGTCGGAAGCTTTCGGCATCCCGATCTGCTATACCGACTCGCTGATTAATAACGAGGCGGCGTGGTCTTAGTATGGCTCCGTTAAGTAGAATTAACGCGCGCGTCGACGCGGCGATACGTCGCGCGTCGGCGCGGTATGCGTCCGCTCGGTATCTCTTCGTGAGTCCGAGCGGAGCAAGCGTCGCTATCGACGCGGTTAAGCGCGACGCGGATACGGACGCGCTCGCGCCGGTATCCGGCGTATCGACTTCGCGTCGGTATGAGTTTATCGTTACGCGACGTAGCTTCGACGCTATCGCGAGTCTACTTTCGACTACCCCCGACGTATCGACCGCTTCGCTCTTCGAGCCGTTGCGGAAGTCGAAGATAAAGTCGGTCGATACTGGGGGGAAAGTTACGACGTACGGTATAGATATCGCGCGTCCACTACAAGAAAATTCACCCGACGCGGGATCCGTTCGACTCTTCGTCTACGAAAGGTAATAGGATATGGCGAGCTTCGACGCTGTCTTTTCTAAGTTGCTCTCCGTCGCGGAGAAGCGCGCGCTCGCGGTCGGTAAAGAAGCTGTAAAGTATACCGCTTGGGATATCCGACAAGCGGCGCAAAGGTCTATTAAGAGCGGCGGTAAGAATAAGCGGTCTAAGAATTGGAGCTTTTCTAAGCCGGGCGAGCCGCCGAAGTCGCACCTAGGAACGCTTAAAAACGCTATCTCGTACGAAGCGGTTAACGATCTAACATATTTAATCGGACCGGAAAGACGCGGAGCGAGTACGACGTTAAAGACGCTCGAATACGGCGGGCGCGGTCAATTCCGCGAAGTTTCGTACTCCGCTAACTATGTTACGAAAAGACGAAAGCGGACTCGCGCTAAAAGCTACGAGTCCGCTTCTTTACGTTGCAGGGTGCACGGTACGCTACGTACGACTCGACCGCGAGCGACGCGTCCGTACTACGTCTACTCGAAAGAGATCGGGAAGGGCGTTACCGTGCGAGACTACCGTTACTTCTACTCGCGCGCAGAGTGGCTCGCGGCGACGAAGTCTTCCGCTTTTCAAGCGTGGGCGAAGTCGGTACGGAGCTCGACTACGACTAGCGTACGCGTCGACGCTCGACCGTTTATGCGACCGGCGCTCGCGTCGCAGACGACGCCCGCAAAGAACGAAGCGCGACTCCGACGCGCGGCGAAGAAGTTTAACGGCAGTAACTAAGCGAAGACCGCTCCGTTATTTCCGCGACGCGCGAGTACCGCGTATATCTGTCGTAAGTAGCTCGTCTGGGTCTTTTGCTCCGCGAGCTCTTGCTTATTCCAGTCGACCGACGCGCTTGTCGTCGCTTGCCAGGCGGAAAAGGTCCCCCCGACGGCGCGTCCGACGTCGGAAGAAGTCTTATCGACTAGCTCGGCGATAGACGTATACTTATCTTCCGCTTCTCCGAGTCGACGAAGCGCCCCCGCGATAGTCGAATTATCGCCGGTCTTCTGCGCTTCCGAGAGATTCGTTAACGCTTCCTGTAATTTTTCCTGCGCTCTTTCGAGACGCTCATACGGAGACGCGAATTTCTCGAAGCGCTGATCTAGCACGTCCGCGAGCTCCTTGTCGCCCTCGGCTTTACGCTTCGCTTCCTCTCGCGCTATCCGCTCTTGCTCTTGTCGCTGTCGGGCTTCTTCCGCTTCTTTCTGTCGTCGGTCTTCCGCTTGCGCTCGCGCTATCTGGGCGCGCGCGCTTTCGTCGACCGCGAGCGCCTGATTTTGTATCGCGCGGGCGTTCGGGTTACTGTTAAGAAATTTATCTACCGCGTTCGCGTCGCTCCAGTCGACGTTACCCTCTGGGTCCGCGAGCTTACGAAGCTCTTCGATAAGTCGGTCGCGCTTCTCGCGTATCGTGCGTATCTTTCTATCGAGCGCGCTTTCTTCTTTCTCGGTTCCTTCGTCGATAAAGTCGGCGATAACGGACGAAGCTTTCTCTATGGCCTCCGCGTCGGGTCCCTGTATCGCTTCGGCAGTAGTCTCGCGCGCGCTCGTAGTAAGCGCGTCTAGCTCCGCTTTCCACGTCTCGATCTGGGCGCGGTTCTTTTGTAGCGCGCCTTGTAGCTTCTTCGCGAAGTCTTCGTTATCTCCGAGTATTTCGCGTCGTGCGTCGTCGCCCGTCTTCTTTGTAACGACGCTTCCATTAGGATTGACGCCTCCGAGCATTTCGGCGATATACTGTCCCCACGTCGCGTCGCGCTTTTTACCGAAAAGCGTTTCCACTGTACCGACTTCTTCTTGTAGTAGCTTACTTTCAATCGCGCCTGAGCTCTCGTTAGCTTCCGCTTCCGCGATAGCTCCGCGTAACCAGTTAGCGCGCGCTTCCGATAGCTTTTCGTTTAATTCTCCCTGCGCTCCGATCGCTCCGCGTATCTTTCCTGTAACCGCGTCGACGGAGATACCGACGTCTCCGTACTTTTGTCGGAGTTCTTCCGCGAGTCGCGCGCCCTCCGCGACTTCTTCGTTAGACAGTCTGTGAGAGCGCGATATCTTTTCGAGCGTCTGTAAGCGTTCGAGCGCTGCGCGGTCTTGTCGTTGCGCTTCTTCGCCGCTCGCGAGCGCGTCCGCGCCCTCGGTCGAGAATTTCGGAGTCTTGGACGCGAGAGCGTTATACGCCGTTATCGCGGCGACCGCCGCTCCGATCGCGACCGCCAAAGCGGTCCACGGGTTAGCGATAGCGGCGACTTTTAGCGCGTTAAGAGCTTTCGAGACGGTAGCGAGCGCGCCCGCGAGCGCTGTATACGCGTGAGTCGCGACGACCGTACCGGCAGCGAGCGTACCGATAGCGAGTCCGACGCCCGTAAAGCTTGTCGCGAGCGCGGGATTCTCCTTTACGAAGTCGTTAACGAGCGCGAGCGCGCGCGAGAATTTATTAGCGACGTCGGTAAGCGCGGGCGTAAGAATCTTCGCGAAAGATAATCCGACGCCTTGTACCGCCGATTTGAGACGTACGGTAGCGTCTTCGAAGCTCGCGCCCATCGTCGCGGTCTCTTGGTCTATCGAGACTCCGAGCTCGCGCGCTTCTTGTCGCATTTTAGCGAGTCCGTCGGGACCCTGCGAGAATAGCGGAAGTAAGTTCGCGCCCGCGCTGCCGAAGATTTTTAACGCGGCGCCGGCACGCTCCGTCGGGTCCGCGATAGACGATATAGCGCGCGCTACTTCTTCGAATTGTCGCTCGGGCGAAAGCGACGCGATACGCTCGATATCGAGTCCGAGTATATCGAAGCCCTTTCGCGCTCGCTCGCTTCCGTTCTGGGCCATAACGAGCGACGACGCGAGCGAGCGCATAGCGGACTCGACGTCGTTTATAGTCGCGCCCGAAAGCTTCGCGGCGTAAGAGTATTCCGAAAGCGCTTCCGCAGATAGACCGGTTCGGAGCGCCATTTTATCGAATTCGTCTCCGATACCGCCCAGTAAGTTAGAAAGCGTACTGGCGAGACCGCGAAAAGCGTTATATATATCGCCCGCAGTAATTACGAAGCGGTCGGAAAGCTTCTTCGCGGCGTTCGCGGTCTGTTCCGCTTCTCTCCGTACTTCGCGAAGCGACGCGGCGAAAGCGTCCGAGCCTTTTAGAGATAGCGTCGGATTAAGAGCGGAGCTCGACGCGGAGAAGGTCCGCGCGGACTCGCGTATCTTCTGCGACGCTTCGTTAAGACCGGAAAGTAGGCTTTTATTCTCTACGGAGACGCTTACGTACGCTTCTCCCGCGCTTATTCTGCTCATTAAATAGACTCCGATACAAAAAAAGCGAGCGGTTAAGCTCGCTTCTATTTTATTTTAGCGCGTCGACTTCCGAAAGGTCGACTAGTCGATAGTCTCTCGACTTATCGAGCGGGTTTCTAACGATTAACGGCTCTTTTCGATACGGGTTAGCGTTTATCGCGTAAAAGCTTATAAACGCGACGCGGTCCCACTCTTCGTAGCGTCGCGCGTCTCCGAGCTCGACAAGCTCCGCGAAAGTTAACTCGGAGACTCCGTCGAAGTTCCCTCCGGCGTAACCGACGTATCTAAGGACCGCTCGCCAGAGCTCGTTACCACGCTCGCGACTACTTCGTCTATCCGCTTCGACGCTTCGCTCGCTATCGCTTCGTAAAGCGCTTCTCTCGCTTCTTTGTTCTTCGCGACGACTTCCGCCATCTTCGCCGAAGCCGTCGGATCGGGGAAAAAATCGAGATATTCCGCGGTAAACGCTTCGAGCGCGTCGTAAAGTACTTTTCCGCGAAGAAGTTTACCGAAAGCGTCGGGCGCGATACCTAGGTCGGAAGCTTGGTCCGCGCATACGAGCGTGAGAAGGTCCGCTCCGAAAAAGGGATCGTTAAGCGAGAAAAGAAGCGTCGCGTAGTCGAGAAAGTCGACCGCGTCGAACGTCTCCGAGTCTGCCGCCATCTTTCGCCGTATCTCTCGCGCGGAGCGGATATTTAGGTCGATAATCCACTCGCGCCCGCTCGCGTCTTTGAATTTCTGCACGGCAAGAGCTCCTTTTATTAGTTACCGTTACCGCTACCGCCCGAAGACTGCGACGCGCCGTCGAAGAAGTTTTCTCCGAGCGTACCGCCCGAGATACGAAGCGTAATCGTAGCTTCGTTAAGACCGTCGACCGCGTCGTTATCGGTCCACTGGGTGATAACGAAGTTCTTCGACCGCGAGAAGCCGCCCGGACTCGTAAAGGTACCTAAGAAGGTCGTACCGGAGTTAAAGTAACCGTAGAGCGCTTGGTAAGCGTCGTAGCTTTCGCTGTCTTCGGGGTCCGTCCCCGCTAGAATAGTTACTTGGAACGAGACCGCGCCCATACCGGGAATATAGCGTACGTCGTTACTTGCGGCGTTCTTGACTTCTATCTCGGTATAGTTCTCGGTATACGTAATATCGCCGCGCGTCTTAACGGTCTTTTCGTCCGAGCCGCTGCCGATTTTAAAGACTGCCGCGAAGCCTCTTTTTAAGCTCATATTTAGGACTCCTTTATAAACGCGCTCGCGCGCGGGTTAGGTTTATATTCTTTCGCCAAAAAAGCGCGCTTCTTTACGCGATAGAGAAAGCGAGCTCGATACCGCCCGTTACGACCGGTACTCCGTCTTCGAGTTGACTTACCGAGAAGGTCGAAGGCGCGTCCGAAAAGGTCGAGACGCCGCGTAGAAAAGCGCGTCCGTCCGCGATAATCGGCTCGCGCATAAGGTCGCGGGAGATACGCTCGAATAGCGCGACTTGCTCCGCGATAATCGACGCGATCGGCGCGTATTCGAAGCGTCCTTCCCAAAGAAAGCGGACTGTCTGTACGACTTCGGGCGACGCGACGTTAATACGATTTAGCGTAAGCGTTCCCGGTTCGAGAAAGTACTGGGGCTCCGTCGGAAGTTCCGCTATATCTCCGACGTAGTAGTAGCGCGTTATCGCGGA